CTTCTCAAGGTTATGAGAATTTGTCCATGAACATGGGGGAGATAAAACGATATTTAGAACAAATACTCCATATTGTGGGGTATTATAGGGAAGTAGACGAGGAAGAAGAGCCCGCGAACTAGGAACACCACTCCTCACTTTAACTACTTTACTTATTAACGATTATTTTAAAAAGGACAGCGTTTAGCATATACTACGAAAATGACTATTACCGTTACAGCACCGAGACCAACAGAAGAAGAAATTCTAGCCTATCGGCTTGAGCAAGAAAGAGGAGATCAAGAACTCGGTATTTACAAAATGCTTTTAGAAGAAGCAAATGAAAAAGGAAGGTCTTTTGCGGGACATTTAAATAAGTTAGATGCTGCAGGCATTCTTGGAGATCGTTACGATCTGTTTATGAAAAAATATGACGACCAGATGAGTTTTCAGCGCAGGTTTGGGGAGCGGTTGATGGAAGAAAGATCAACGGGTAAAACTAAAGACGATGAAGGCATGGATTCTGTTGTATTAGAAGAATTGATGAAACAAAGAATAATTTTAGATGACCTTGGCAAAAAAAGAAGTAAAGGAATGCCTTCAGAAGAGTACGCACGATTAGCTGACGGCGGTTCACCAGAACAAGAACTTGTAAATCAGCGGATAGCTGAGTTAATGATGGAAGAACCCGTTAATGAAATGCGAGCAAGTAGTCCTGATGTGTTTCAAAAACAAGAGCAAGCAATAGAAAGTTTTTTGGGAGGCATAGGAAAGTTTGCCGATGAAAAGAACATTCGCTTTCTTAAACAAATGGCTAATCCGAAATATGCCAGAGATGTAGCCGAAACCGTATCACTTGGAGCAGATATGACTCCTGTATTAGGAGATATCCAAGCTATTCGTGAAGGCAGCCGTATGATGGGGGACGATCAGCCGTTGATGGGCGCAGCACTTATGGCGAGCGGTATTTTCACAAATATGCCTTCTTCTCAAATTAAAAAGGCACTAAAAGAACTGGAAGATAAAATAAAATATGAGATCCCCGAAAGAATGTATAACGCTAATAATTTGTTGCGATCAGACAGCATAGGAGATCGAAAACAAGGGGCACGTTGGATGAAACGCGCCAAAAAAGATGAAAAAAATTATCTAAAAGATATTGAAGACGCGAAAGAAGCATTAAACCTAAATGACCTCTAAACGAGATAAGTTAAAATCTTTAAAAAACATTGATCTTTCGCATTTAGATAAAGCGGAAGCAAAAGAATTTACCGTCCTTTTAGAAGAACTCGAAAAACGTGAATTTCAAGAAAAAGCAACTTCGACCTTTATGGAGTTTGTCGTTTCTATTTGGAAAGAGTTTATTTCAGGCGATCATCATGTAAAAATGGCAAAGGCTTTTGATGATATTGCTAACGGTAAACTAAAACGTCTTATTATCAATATGCCGCCTAGACACACAAAATCAGAATTTGCCTCTCATTTGTTTCCTGCTTATTTGTTAGGTAAAAATCCTAAACTTAAAATTATTGAAGCAACGCATACTTCTGACTTAGCAGTTAACTTTGGTCGTAAAGTCAGAGATTTAATTGATGGCGAAGAGTATCACGAGCTTTTTCCCGACACTGAACTAAAAGCGGACAGCCGTTCGGCGGGTAAGTGGCTAACAAATAAAGGTGGGGAATACTATGCAGCAGGTATTGGCGGTGCATTAGCTGGAAGGGGTGCGGATTTGTTTATTATTGATGACCCACATTCTGAGCAAGATGCGATGTCAGATAAAGCAATGGACGATGCATACGAATGGTTTATGGCAGGTCCACGACAAAGATTGCAACCAGGAGGAGCGATTGTAATTGTGATGACTCGTTGGTCTAAAAAAGACTTAACGGGAAGATTGATCAAGAAGATGGCGCAAGATAAAGGCGCAGATCAGTGGCAAGTAATTGAATTTCCTGCAATATTACCTAGCGGCAACCCGCTTTGGAAAGAGTTTTGGAAATTAGAAGAATTAGAAAGTATTAAAGCCTCAGTTAGTCCTTCTAAATGGGCGGCGCAGTACATGCAAAGACCAACAGGTGAGGGAATATCAATTATTCCAAAAGATTGGTTTATGGTTTGGGAAGAAGAAAAACCTCCAAAGTGCGATTACATTATTCAATCATACGATACGGCTTTCCTAAAAAGCGAAAGAGCCGACTTTACTGCAATTACAACGTGGGGAGTTTGGTACCCTGAAGGTAAAATTGGAGATGAGATGTATCAAGGAAATGACGCTCATTTAATTTTAATTGATTGCATAAAAGAACGGTTTGATTTTCCTGAATTAAAAGCAGAAGCGTTAAGACTATACGAGTTTTGGGATCCTGATACAGTTATTATTGAGGCAAAAGCCAGCGGCATACCGCTGGTTCAAGAATTACGGCGCGTAGGGATTCCTGTAAACACCTTTTCTCCAGGAAAAGGACAAGATAAAATTGCTAGACTAAATTCAGTCTCTCCAATATTCCAAGACGGGCGCGTTTGGGTTCCTGATAATCGTTGGGGCGAAGAACTAATGGAAGAAGTTAGTGATTTTCCAGGAGGCGAAAATGATGATTTAGTTGATGCTACAACTTTAGCACTAGCACGTTTTAGAGAGGGTGGATTTTTACAATTAACAAGTGACTATTTTGAAACGGAAGAATATTATGCGGGCGAAAGGGTTTATTATTAATAAAATAAGGGTATGATTTAAAAATATGGCTATTGAACAACAACCTTTATCTATGGTTTCTCCTCCTGAAGAGGAAATTGAATTAGAGTTACTGCAAGAACCCGAACAAGAGACTGAATTATTTATTCAACCCGACGGTTCAGTGATAATGGGAAGCGATATGCCCGACCAATCAACAGTTAAGTTCGGAGAAAACTTAGCGGATTCGTTAGAAGATAGAGAACTATATACAATAGCAACTGAATTAGTATCTTCTTATGAAGATGATTTAGATTCTCGAGACGATTGGTTTCAAACATATGTAGATGGGCTTGATTTATTAGGAATAAATTCTGATTCAAGGTCACAGCCGTTTATTGGTGCGTCAGGAGTACATCATCCGATACTCGCTGAAGCCGTAACTCAATTTCAAGCGCAAGCTTACAAAGAAATGTTACCAGCAGGCGGACCAGTAGACACAGAAGTTTTAGGAATAACTGATGATTCGAAGTTAGAAAAAGCAAATCGTGTTAAAAACTTCATGAATTACCAAATTACTTATAAAATGGAAGAATACGATCCTGAAATGGATCAATTACTGTTTTATTTACCCCTAGCAGGATCTGCATTTAAGAAAGTTTATTACGATCCAGCAGTTGGACGAGCAGTAGCACGGTTTGTTAAGTCAGAAGATTTAGTTGTTCCGTATTATGCGGTTGATTTATTAACTTCTCCACGAATAACTCACGTTATTCACATGACTGAAAATGAATTACGCAAATTACAGGTTTCTGGTTTTTATCGAGACGTAGAAATGCACTCTCCTGAAAGCAGTGCACAAACAACAGACGTAGATGCTAAAATTGATGAGCTTCAAGGACTTACTAGAACGATAAGCGATGAAGAATTCACTCTTTTAGAGATACACGTTGACTTAGATATTGAAGGATACGCGGATACCGACGAAAACGGAGAAGAAACGGGGCTAGGCTTGCCGTATATTGTAACAATTTGCAAAGATAACAACGAAATACTCTCAATTCGTCCAAATTATGACGAAAAAGACCCAATGCGTAAGAAAATAGAGCATTTTACACATTATAAGTTCCTTCCAGGACTAGGTTTCTATGGTTTCGGGCTAATTCATATGATGGGAGGCTTAACTAAGTCAGTTACAGCGATTTTACGTCAATTAATTGACGCAGGCACTCTTGCTAACCTTCCAGCAGGGTTTAAATCACGTGGATTGAACATTCAAAAACATGATGATCCGTTACAGCCTGGAGAATGGCGAGATGTTGATGCACCAGGAGGAAAATTACAAGATTCCTTCCTTCCGTTGCCGTATAAAGAACCAAGTGCTACATTAACAACGTTATTAGGTGGTTTAGTTGATTCAGGAAAAAGATTTGCAGCTACTGTAGAAAATCCAACAGGAGACGGCAATTCTGAAGCACCCGTAGGCACAACTGTCGCATTGTTGGAAAAAGGGCAAAAAGTAATGTCCGCTATTCATAAAAGATTGCATTATGCTCAAAGAACTGAATTTAAAATTCTAAAAAGAGTATTTGGGGAATTTTTACCTTCTGAATATCCTTATCAAGTACAAGGGGCTTCTCAAAACGTATTTAAACAAGATTTTGATAGTTCTGTAGATGTAATTCCTGTTAGTGACCCAAATATTTTTAGTATGACACAAAGAATAACATTAGCGCAAACACAGCTACAAATGGCGCAAGCCGCACCAGAACTACACGATTTACGAGAAGCATATCGTAAAATGTATATTGCCTTGAATATTAAAGACATAGACTCAGTATTACCTCCTGAGGAAGAAGTTCCTCCGAGAGATCCAATTAGCGAACAACAAGCTGTTTTAACAGGTAATCCTATAAAAGCATTTGATTTTCAAAACCATGAAGCGTATATTGCGTCTCATTCAGCATTTTTACAAAATCCGATGGTACAACAAAATCCTAAAGCAATACAAGCAATAGGAGCAAACATCCAGGAACATCAAGCAATGATGTACAGAATTCAAATAGAACAAGCAATGGGACAACCGTTGCCTCCAATAGATCAACCTATGCCGCCTGAAGTTATGAATCAAATAGCAATGATGGCGACACAAGCGACACAACAAGTTACAGGACAAGCACAAGCTCTTGCAAAAGCACAAGCGATGGCACAACGTGATCCACAACGTGAAATGTTTGAAGCTCAATTACAACTAGAAAAAGAGCAACTAGCCCAAAAA